GGAGATACTCGCGAAGAAGGACTTCGCACTCTAACTGATCTTGATCTTTATGAAGTTTCAGTTGTAAACCTTCCTGCTTATGATGCAACAGCAGTTGGCATGAGAAGTGCTGAAGAAGATTTGACTCTTCGCAAGCGCAAGATCAAAGCAAAATTCAATCATTCTCGCTTGAAGAAATAAACAAGCGGTTACCCCCGGCGCATCACGCCCCGGCGGTTTTTTATCCAAACTACCCGAAAGGAGATACCATGTCATTGGTATCAAAACTTCGCGAACAGCGTGATGGCTTAGCAGCGGTTGCAGAAGAAATTCTTGCAGCTGATGAAGTAACTGCCGAAGCATTAGCATCTGTAGAAGCGAAACACGATGAGATTGCAGCTCTTGATGAGCGCATTGCAAAGGCTGAGGCAGTTGAAACTCGCACAGCAGCTATTGCAGAATCTCGCAAAGAAGCCGGTGTAAAAACATTCGGTGGAGCAACAGTAACTCGCGAGGAAATGACTTACGACAAAAATGGTCGCAACTCATTCGTACGCGATATGATCCAAGCACAACTTCGCAATGATCCAACTTCTTGGGAGCGCCTAAACCGCCACCAGAAGGAAGTTGCAGTTGAAACTCGCGATATTTCTCGCACAGATGGTGCCGGTGGAGATTTTGTACCACCTATCTATCTAATCAATGAGTACGCAGAGTTCGCAAGAGCTGCTCGCGTAACTGCTGACCTAGTAACAACTATGGCTCTTCCAGCAGGAACTGACAGCATCAACATACCTCAAATCACAACAGGTACTCTTGCTGCTTTCCAAACAGCTGACAACACCGCGACAACAACTCGCGATATGGTGTCAAGCACAGTAACAGCTCCAGTTCGAACCATATCCGGCTATGAAAATGTATCGATTCAACTTGTGGAGCAGTCTCCACTTGCTGGCGGACTTGATCGCCTAGTATTTGGCGATCTAATGGCTGACTATGCACTTCAATTGAACACAAATGTTCTAGGTGCAAACACAACTTCATCAGGTGGAATCCAAGGTATCTTGGCTAAGTTCGATGACACTACAAACTCAGTTCCAGTAACATGGACTGAAACAACTTCTTCACAATCAGGCGCTTTCTTAGCGATTTCAAAGGCAATCTCAAAGGTTGTTACAAATCGTTACAAGCCAGTTGAGGCAATTGTAATGTCACCAAAAACTTGGTACTGGTTATCAGCTCAACAGGATTCATCACTTCGCCCAATCGTTGTACCGACCGCTAATGGTCCATTCAACGCAGGTGGAGTAAACACCAATCCGGGTGCTCCAGCAGGTCTTGTTGGAACTATCCAAGGTGTTCCTGTTTATGTTGATGCAACAATGCCAACAAACTATGGCACTAGCACCAACCAATCTCCAATCATTGCTGGTAAGTTCTCTGATACTTACCTATTTGAATCAGGCGTAAAGACTCGCGTACTTCCAGATGTACTTTCAGCTAACCTAACAGTTCGCTTCCAAGTATATGGATACACAGCTCTTGCACACCGCTTCAATAAGTCAATTTCCGTAATTAGCGGAACTGGCGCAGTCACACCTTCAGGCTTCTAGTCTGATCGCTTGTCCTCTGGCTCTATCTTCGGGTAGGGTCAGAGGAACAGGTACCAAAATAGAATCGGGGGATTTTATGAGCAATTCATATTTTTTAGAAGGACTCAAAACAGCTCGCGAATTAGTCAAGGGTGATACATCCGCACTTGATGCATTGATTGCAGAGCATGAGTCAGGAAAAATAGAAACAACAGCAGTTCGACCATTGGCAGAAACGCGATGAAACGCAATGACAAAATTTGCATTGGAATGGTCAATAACAATTCAATAAACTCACTTTTAGCAATTGATTTGATTCATATTGCTCGCCATCCTGAACAACATTTTGATAATATGGTTCAAGTTGGAAATATCGGATTGACAACTCGCTCTCGCAATATAGTTGTAAAAACATTTCTTGATCAAACAGATGCTGAATGGCTTTTGATTCTTGATTCAGATGAGCGATTGAGCATTGATACTTGGCTCAAACTTATTCACACAGCAAATGAAAAAGAAAGACCAATTGTTTCTGGACTTGTCTTTGGAGCACTTTTTAATGAAAAAGATGAACTACAAGCAACTCCCTGCATTTATAGAATGTATGAAAATGGTGGGTTGAGTTCAATTCACGATTATCCTTTAGATACTGTTTTTGAAGTTGATGCGGTTGGAACTGGATGTCTTCTAATCCATCGCAAAGTTTTATTAGATATTCAAAAAAATGCTACAGCTCATCAAGGCGATAAATGGGCTTGGTTTGTTGAAGGTGCTATTGATGGCACTTATTTTGGCGAGGATTTATTATTTTCAAAACGCTTGAAATCTTTAGGATATAAAATTTATGTTCATACTGGAGCAATTTTGCCACATCATAAACAATTTTGGCTTGATCAAAGACACCACGCACCATTGCGTGAGATTGCATTATTGAAAGACAAGTCGGTTGTACCCCTGACAACTGACTTGTCCTAACATCTAAGGAGTAATCAATGACATCATCATATCCAAGTGGAGTTGATAACTTTTCAAATCCGACTGCAACTGATTATCTTGATTCAGCAACAGTTCCTCACGCAACTCAACACGCAAATGTAAATGATGCAGTTGAAGCAATTGAAACAGAGTTAGGAACAAATCCAAAAGGATCAAAGGCTTCAGTCAAAGCAAGACTTGATGATGTTGATACAAGTATTGCAACAATTTCTCTTACTACTGGACCTACAGGACCTACTGGTGCAGCTTCAACTGTAACCGGACCAACAGGTGCTACAGGCGCAACTGGACCTACAGGTTCAACAGGAAATGCCGGAGCAACTGGACCTACAGGTTCAACTGGAAATACCGGCGCAACCGGACCAACAGGTGCAACTGGAAATACAGGAAATACTGGTGCAACAGGACCTACAGGTGCAACAGGAAATACTGGAAATACTGGCGCAACAGGACCTACCGGACCTACAGGTGCAACTGGCGCAGCTTCAACTGTTACTGGACCAACAGGAGCAACAGGTGCAGCTTCAACTGTTACCGGACCAACAGGTGCAACTGGAGCTACAGGACCTACAGGTGCAGCTTCTACTATTACAGGACCAACTGGAGCCACAGGTGCTACTGGACCAACAGGTGCTCAAGGACCAATTTCATCTGCAAATGTTCATTCCTCTGCAAAACTTGCAACAACAACAAATTTAGCAACAATTTATACAGCAGGAACTGCTGATGTTGGTGGTGGTACTGGTATTGGTGCTAAACTTACTGCAACATCTAATGGTCGCGGAAGTATAGATGGAACAAACATTACTGTTGGCGATAGAATTCTTGTAAAAGATCAAACTACTCAAACTCAAAATGGTATTTATACAGTAACAACTCAAGGCGCTGGTGGTGCTGCCTATGTCCTTACTCGCGCAACTGATTTCAATAACTCAACTTTAGGTCAAGTTGAATATGGTGATTTTCTTTTTGTAGTTTCAGGAACAGTAAATGGTTCAACAAACTGGATTCAAAATACTGTTGGAACATATACAAATAATTATATTATTATTGGTACAGATAACATTACCTTTGCTCAATCAGGTGGAGTCGGTCCTACCGGACCAACTGGTCCAACTGGTGCAACAGGTGCAGCTTCAACTGTAACTGGACCAACAGGTTCAACTGGTGCAACCGGATCAACAGGTCCAACTGGTGCGACAGGTGCAGCTTCAACTGTAACTGGACCAACAGGTCCTACAGGTGCTGCTTCTACTGTTACAGGTCCAACAGGTCCTACCGGATCAACAGGTGCTGCATCAACTGTTACAGGACCTACAGGTCCAACTGGTGCGACAGGTGCAGCTTCTACTGTTACAGGTCCTACTGGTCCAACTGGCGCTACTGGAGCAGCTTCTACAGTCACAGGTCCTACCGGTTCAACTGGAAATACTGGAGCTACTGGTCCAACTGGACCTACAGGTGCAGCTTCTACAGTAACTGGTCCTACAGGTGCAACAGGTCCAACTGGATCAAATGCAAATGATTTCCCAATAGTCCTAATGCTCGGCGGAATGTAACTAAGGAGAATAATGGCAACCACATATAAAGTATTGGGTCAATCCAATCCATCAGCTACAACAGCAACTACGCTTTACACAGTTCCTGCTTCCACAAATACTGTTGTTTCAACAATTAGTATATGTAATCAAGCAGGTACATCTGCTTCATATCGCATAGCAGTTCGCCCTGCTGGAGCAACATTAGCAGCGCAACATTACCTTGCTTACGATATTGCTCTTGCAGCAAATGATACAACCGCCCTTACTCTTGGAGTTACTTTAGCAACTACTGATGTGATTACTGTTTATGCTTCTAGCGCAACTCTTTCATTCTCAGCATTTGGAAGCGAGATTGTATAGTGGCAATTCGTTTCGCTTCTGCTTCACGAATCGGAAACAAACTTCCAAGAACCTCTAACTTTTGGGATGGTTCTGCGGTTGTAGTAAATAATTCCTACGAATCTATTGCAACAGTAACTGTAGGTTCAGGTGGTGCCGCTAATATAGAATTTACTTCTATACCTGCTACTTATACGCATTTGCAGATAAGAGGTATTGGTCGCACAACTACTGGCAATTTCCCAACTACACTTTTATATTTTAACTCTGATACTGGTTCAAATTATTCTTACCATCAAATATTAGGTGATGGTGGAGTGGCTGCCGCTGGTGCTGCTAATCAAAGTTTAATGGTATTGCCACCTACAAGCGGTAGTACACAAGCCGCTTCAACTTTTGGTGTTATGGTTATTGACATTTTAGACTATAAAAATACAAATAAATATAAAACTGTAAGAGCGTTAGGCGGCACAGATAACAATACAACTGGTCAAATAACTTTTAATAGTAATGGTTGGCGCAATACAAATGCAATTACAACCATCAAAGTTAGTCCAGGTTCAGGCAATTTTGCCGAATACTCATCATTCGCCCTATATGGAATCAAGGGAGCATAGACAATGGCATCAACTTATAAACCGATAGCGGCAGTTACAGTAAGTTCTGCCAGTAATTCTGTTTTAGTTATGAGTTCAATCCCATCAACCTATACAGATTTAAGATTAATTATTGTTGGTAATACAAACAACCCAACTAACCCAGTATTCCAATTTAACAGCGACACAGCCTCTAATTATTCAATGACCTATGTTAGCGGTGATGGTTCTAGTGCTTCATCAAGCAGACGGAGTAATCAAAGTTATGGTTGGACAGGGTATAACGCTTGTATGAATAGCAGCACTATTTCAATGGGTACTTTAGATATTATGAATTATGCAAATACTACAACTTATAAAACTGCTATTGGTAGATATTCAAATGCTGCAACAGGTACAGATGCAATAGTTAATCTATGGCGTAGCACTTCAGCAATTAACCAAATTGATATTCTTACAGGTTCAGCCAACACCTTTAGCGTAGGAACAACCTTCACACTCTACGGAATTGCGGCTGCATAAACTATGGCTAATACTTATGTGCTTATTGCTTCATCTACTGTTGGGGCAAGTGCCGTTTCGGCAATTACTTTTTCATCAATACCAGCAACTTATACGGATTTACTTTTGAAAGCCTCT